TTGTGTTACCCACAAATGAGACTTGATGCCAGGCGTTCCAGCACTGCCAGCGTCCAAACTTGTCGGAATGCCATATTGAGCAGCCATATCACGTGCAAGCTCAATGTAAACGGCATAATCCTTCTTGAAAGTTTCGGGATCACTAGTGTGGCCCAATTCAATTTGTACCGGGCTGTTAGCATTTGCCACTGTCCCAGCGCCCCACTGAACATAGCCGGGTTCACCAACTTGATAAACCTGACCGCCATCGCCTACAACAAATGCCGTGTAAGCAATTTCAGCAGCAATATTGTTTTTGAAGTAAGCGGCATTTGCACGCGCACCAGATTCGGCACCTACATCATGTAGGATAATGTAAAGTCGATTAGCTACTTGCGATGAGCCTTCATTTGCACCCAAAGCAAATTCTTTGTTGATGGTATAACTCATACTATTTTGCCTCCTCACTAGCTACTGGAGCAACAGATTCCGGAGCTGACTCCGCCGGTGCTGCAGAAGACGTCTCTGGAACCACTTCACTAGCAGCAGAAGTTGCCTGATCAGCCGCTTTATCCGCTTGCAGCGTCTTAATCTGATCCTCTAGCGCCTTGATCTTAGCTGCCTTGGTGGTAATGGGTGCCGGGTAAGCTAACGCCTGCTGACTATCACTAACGCCCTCCGTGGTTGGATCAACGGCTACCCCGACAATGGTCAATAATGCAAATACTGCATTGACCACTGCAGTGAGTTCCTTACCCAAACTAGCAAAGTCCCAGTTGTAACCGAAGACTGCCGCCACCGTTTGAATCACCAACAAAGAAGCTGGCACAACGGCCAGCCAGAATTTGACGCTCAATACTCGTACTCTCCAATTAATCTTCATGGTTATCTTCTCCTTTAATGCCTACATGGTCTTCCAATCGAGTAATCCTAACCGAGTGACTGCCAAGCTCGTCATCGTGTGTTTTCAGATGCTGACCCAAGTCTGCCAACGACTGTTCGTGTAGCTTGAGCTGACGATTAATCGTTCCTGAAAGCACTTGAATGTCAGAACGCAATGGATCTAGGGCAATCTTTTTGAACAGCCAGCTGCCAGCGCTCACACCCACCCCTATGATTGATATGAACTCCGCCCAGTCACCAATCGTGTATCCAAAAAATGTCACTTTCTCACTTCCCTCCACAAAAATAGCCGCTAGCTTTTGCCACCGACATAGTCACTGCCTGTAATTTGCTTGTATTCGTCTGGGGTAATCATTACCGGTACATAAGGTGTCAGATCAATCCCCCAACTGTAAAATATTGCACACTGATCATAATCAGTCACTTGATTTCACCGCCTTCATATGCGCTACTTCAAGAGCAAGCGCGGCAATCATTTGCTGTTCTGGTGACGCCTCAGGTGTAGGTCTGTCAGCGTCTGGGTCATAGCCAGAGTCTGGTAAGACTTGACCGTCAATAATGCTGGCGTGGTTTTCATACAAGCCAACATCATCGTCAACTTCAATAACCTCGAATCCTTCATCGGTCGGCCCTACTGGTCTGTTTTCATCAGCATATGCCCAATTAAGTAGCCGATTATTGCTATCCGTCCACACTTTGATTTTCATAGTTGCCTCCTAGCTAAAATATGAATCGTTTGTTGGGTAATCATCTTGGGTCAAATACGAAACTGATCCACGGCATTCACCTGTTGGCCCTGTTGGCATTGTTACCCATTGACCTTTTGAAATATATATCTGGCAGGCTTGTCCAACATAATTTGTATTGCTGACATAACAACCAACACCTGATTCTGCATAGGGCTTATATCCGGGCCGAACATCCGCCAAGACAACCCATGGCTTCTGCTGCGAGATTCCTAAAACGAACTGTACAGTAACAATATTGCCGCGGCGCATATAGTAAATGTATGCATATGACATGTTTGCAGTTGTGATGGCCGGAGAGTTGACGTAAAAGAAAGTAACATTGTCGGTTGATTTGTATTCGGACTGTATATATTTTTTGGTTGCAGCACTAGGATCACTTATCAGCGTTTTCAATTGAAGCGCGCCGTTTTGCAATCCTGCTGATGACACGTTCCCCTTTTGATCAGGCGTTGTGATGTAGTTTGTCATTCCGCTAGGGTTAAGGATGGTGTTGTAGTATTGTCCGTTAGGATTACCGCTGTTATCCTCAATATTGCCTAATATTTGAAGAGCAGCATTGCTTAATGACAAGTTACCCGAGCTTTTTGCTCCGCTAATCTGAACATGGCTGAATGGCGAATTAATGGTCGGAGAATTAATGGTTGAGGTGTCAACCTCAATTGATTGCAACTTTTTGATGCTAAGCACTGCCTGCTGAATGCTCTGGTCAATCCAAGTTGTCCCATTATAGTATTGCAAGGCTGTGGCATCGTTAAGCGTTTTCCCATGCCACCACAGGTCACCCTTCTTGGGACTAGCGGGCGTGCCCAACTGAATGTAAGTGTATGGCACATCCTTGCTTCCGGGAACACCTTGTGGCCCTTGCGGACCTTGCGGGCCTCGTGCTCCTTGTGGTCCCTGTACCAATTGCCAAGAATAAAGTGCTGGATTTGTACTATCAGCTTTTGTGAAGTCTGTATAACTACCGATGTATTTTCTAGAACCCGGAGTATTGAGCGAAAAGTTCGTTTTGCCATCACTACTGTCAGCATAGGCGATATGAAAGTATGGTGTCTTACCATCAGCACCTGCCTTTCCGGGCACCCCATCTTTACCATCAGCACCGTCCGCACCCTTAATCAGTGACCAGTTATAGTCACTTGGATTCGTACTGTCACCAGATGAAAAGTTGCTGTAAAAGCCAATATACTTACGGTTAGAATCAGTGGTTGAAAAGTCGGTCTTGCCGTCTTGGCTATTTGCGTAAGCAAAGTGGGCATAGGCAGTACGACCATCGGCACCCTTAGCGCCGGGCAAACCTTGAGGCCCTTTGGGTCCCACGTCACCATCAGCCCCTTTAAAAAGCGCCCAATTGTAATCTGCTGGATTGGTGCTGTCTGCCTTTGTGAAGTCGCTATACGTGCCAATGTACTTTTTGCCATCGCCACCGGATACCGTGAACCCACTTCGACCGCTTACATCATTCGCCCAAGCAGTGTGGAAATAGCTTGTACGGCCATCAGCACCCTTTGCACCCGGAATACCATCAGCACCATCAGCGCCCTTAATCAATGCCCACTTGCCGGCGTAATCAGCCGGATTGTCACTTGGAACGGATGACTTGTTGCTGTAGACCACTGCCATGTATTTCTTATTGGCTGGGAATGCCGACATGTTAGTGCCTTGATCATCATCGGCATACCGAATCCACGGATAGTATTGGATTGTTTTAGGCAAATTTTTGATCTGCTCAGCAAGTTGCCGATATTGGGCTGCTACCTGATCATGTTCAATGAGGTAGTCTCCCAATGTTGCTGTGTGTGTATCCATCGAATAGCTTGATTTGAGTTCTAGCAAGCGAGCCGACAAGTACAATTGCTCATTCTCGTCAGCTAAATGAATTGTGTCACCAATGTTGATATTTTGTGGCAGCACAGCAATGTCAGTCTCATAATTGACAGCTTCATGGTTGTGCGTCTTTAGGTCAGAGAGCGCAGATTGAAGCAAGGTTGCTTGCGAAGTAGCCGTATAAGTGACAACACGATTGATATACGCTGCATTGACACTCGGCGCACCACCCTTAGCTAAAAGTCTGCTCCATGTTTGGTTGGCTACCGGGTCAAGCAAAACACCTTCTTTCGTTAACACGTAACGACCATCGGGATCTTTCCACTGATAGCCCTCAAGCGTGATTGGCTGCTGATCAGTGGTCTCGCCATTTTTGCTTTCAGGCGTACCACCTGTCGGTGTGACGGCCGTATAGAGATCATAAATACTGCCGGACGTCACAATCTTATTGATGTCTTTATCAACATACAGCGTGATGTTTCTATCAGCACCTATGCGCTTATGAATGTTGATTAAGCGGCGCACAACCGTTGTTCCAGACACATCGAAGCTAAAGTCTAGTTCAGCATTATCAAACTGAGTCGCAACAGATAGAATACGATTTAAAGTGGTGTCAGACTCGCCAGTCCATTCAAGCGTTCGCTTCAAATCAGGGATCTCATTAAGCCCGATTTCAAATCCCGAGTCATTCGTGAAAAGATTGATATAATCGGCGATGCCCATTGCTTGTGGAGCTTTGTAGGGACCAACGGTCTCGTTAATCAAATCAATACCAGCATCTTCAGCAGTGAATGTGTCCTCACCAGCAAGCGGATCATGACTTGATT